ACCAGTCATTGGTTGAACACCAACAAGTTCGTTAGCAATAACCGTCGGCATTACACGTCTGATTACTGGTAAAATTACCTTGTTTAATGTTGCGATGTTACCTGACATAGTTGATCCGGCAGCTGCTGATTCTGAAAGATAGTTCTTGGTATTCTCAAGAACTGATTCCATTACCACCTTTTTATTGCCGTCTAAACCGTCAGTTAGAGCGTCTTTAGTTACACCCCAATTTTCAAATAAGTTTTGTGACATGGTATACTCCTTAATTTTTTAATTGATACCTGCTAATTTTTTGAGGTTAATAATTTCAGCTTCGCTGCTAGTTTCCTGCGTAGTTGCCTGTTTATTACCTGTGATCTCAGTCTTCTGAGTCTCATTTAGCTGTGTTTTGTTTGCTTCTGCTTTATTACTATTCTCGTTTAACACTGTTGGCAAGTATTTATTAAATGCTGCTTTCAGTTTTGATGTTTGAACTGATTCAAGTAAGTTTGTCATTAGCTTACGTTTGTCTTTCGATAAAGGTCCCATGAGGTCAGCCATCGCTGTTTCACGTTCGCGGCTTTCATTAATCTTAGCAACTTCTTTAGTTGCTTCAACTACTTTGGCCTCTTTATCGTTGATCTCTTTGTGTGATTCCTCGAGTTGAGTCTTCACGTCTAAAAGTTCGTTTGAAAGTTTAGAAATGTGTGTGCCTTCTGCAAGGTGTGAACCCATAAATTCTGCTGCAAATGTTTCGAATATTTTGCGGCCGAACATGTTTTCTTTAGCGGATTTTATATCCTCTTTAAGCATACCTAGTTCTGTTTTAATTGTAGATTCTACAATTTCAGCTAGTTTGCCTGAAGATTTATCAATAAAGTCTGCTTTTGCTTTAGCAATCATATTTTTACCTTCGGAAACAAGTTTTACCTTTTGTTCAATAAGGTCTTTCTTGTCTTGGTGGAATTCGTTAAGTTCTGAAGTAAGTTGTTCCATAACAAAGTCTTCCAGTTTCGAAAAGTTTCCTTCTTGTAACTGTCTGTCTTCGCGTAGTTCTGTAACCTCTTTTTTAAGAGTTTCCATTACAAAACCATCAAGTAATTCAGCATGTTCTGAAATCTTACGCTTATACTCTACTTGAGATTCAACTGCTTTTTTCTTGTCTGCTTGGAATTCTTCTAATTCGCCTTTTATTGTTTCAGATAACATGCTATCAAGTGCGGACACCATCTGCTCTTTATCTGTTTCATAACGATTAGCGAATTCTTCGCGTAATTCAGTTGTTATCTCTTCACGAGTTTCTGCTAGTTTTTCATTCCATGCTTCGGAAAGTGTTGAACGCACTTCTTCTGATAGGACTTCTGAACTTAGGAGTTGTTCTATTGCATGAGCCATTACTTTCTCCTAATATCTAGTGATTCAATGAACTTCAATACCTCTTCCTGGAGGTATTTTTGTGCTGCATCATCTTCTGTTTTTGCGGAAGCAACGTCGAGTAAAATATTCCCTCTTTTGCCATTCATGATTTGTTCGTAAAGTGGATCCGGATAAGCATCTGGTGCCGACGGGTTAGCAACTATATCGACCGTTTGGATCTCAAAGTCACTTACATTTCCACTCTCGGTTACATTACCACTACCGCGTGATGATACACCAAGTTTAACGCCATTTTCCAAAAGGGTAATACAAATATTTCCCATTGGAGTTGGCAACAATTTTAGTCTTCCATAACCATCACTACCTTGCATCCACATACGTTCAATCATATGCGACACACGATCCAAATTAACTTGTAAGTCATCTGGGTGGTCAGCTTCGCCTAATACTGTATAACCCTCGTCAATTTTACCTTGAACTGAATTAACAGCCTTAGTAATCTCATTGACGGGATAAATTCTTTGGTTCTGATTCTGTTTAGCACCTTGGACAAAGATACCTTCCATGAACAAGTTTTTACCGCCCTTGCCGTTATCCACGGCTTCAGTTACGATTTTAGCTTGATCGAATGTAAGGTGTTCCTTTAATGTAAACATTACTCAGCTTTACCTTTCTTCTCAGCGCCATGGCCGCGTGTCTCAGGTGATAGTTTTGCACCATCGCCTGGGTGTGTAACGCCCATATCTTTTGCTGATTTGTCAGATAGACCTTTGTCAGAACCTTTGCTTGTTTTAGTCATGTCAACTGTTTTGCCGCCCATGTCGTTTTTGCCTGCAACTGGTGATGCTTTACCATCATCGCCTGCTGGCATGCTTACTGGGTGCATTGCGCCATCTTTACCGACTTTTTTAAGTTCTGCAGCTTCTTCTAGTTCTTCTGCATCGCTTTCGTCTGTAGTTTCTTCGGTAACTTCTTCTGCGTCAGCTTCTTCATCTTTTGATTCATATGCAAATTCTTCTTCCATTTCTGGTTCTGGCATTTCCATATCCATCTCTGGATCTTCAGCTGGTGCTTCTTCGTCACCCATGATTTTAGCA